GTCGCTCACCCTGCGGTCATTCGTGACCTCCAGCAGGATGACGATTGGTTGAAGGTTTCGAGCTACTCGAACCCTGACGCCATCTTCAAAGGTGAAATCGGTTCGCTGTTCGGCTGCAAAGTCGTTTCCAGCACCAACGTTCAGACGTTCGCAACCGCTGCTGCGGGTGTGGCCTCTGCCTCGACTGCTGGTCAGGCTGTGTATGGCAACTTGCTCTTGGGCGGAAACGCTTTCGGCGTTCCTAGCCTGAACTCAGTTGTTGCCTCTGGCTCGCCCTTCGCACCGAAGGTCACGATCCTTGACGCTGCTGATAAATCCGATCCTTATGGTCAGCGCGTAGTAGCGTCCTTCAAGACGTTCTATGCTGCCAAACAATTGGATACTACGTTCTTCCGCGCGTTATTCGCGAAGTCGAACTACAGCTAAACAATTAAATGGGAACCCTAGTAATCGCTATGGGTCCTCGGAAAGCTGGGGAGGGTAAAACCTCCCCAGCCTCTTCCAATGGAGATCAAATGAAAGAAGGAATGAATAAAGGTGGTGATATGAAAATGTCGAAAGGCATGGTCATGCTGCCATTGTCGATGCTTGAAGTTAATGATGGCGGAGACAATGTTCCTCCCTCTGAAGGTGATGAAGTTGAACTCAGCGGTGTTGTTCAAATGGTTAAGAACGGCGTAGCTCATATCAAGGTCAATGAGGCCATGATGGAAGGCGAATCCGATAATAACGAAGAGGACAACATGTCTGAGGAGGACAAAATGCGTGAGCTGGCGAAGAATGCCGACGAGGAGAACTACAGCTAATGCCTGTTTACCAGTACACCGATACCAGAAATGGTTCAGTCGTTGAACTGGAAAAATCAGTAGCTGAAAGGGACTCAGTCCCTAAGTATCTGAAGCGGTTTACTGTCCCACAACGTTTGGCTCTTGTTGGTGTTGGCGATCCCCTCGACAACCCACTTGGGTCTAATAAAACAAATATTATGAAGGGGTACTACCGCCAGGAACAAAAACTTGGCAGTAGATTCAAAAGCGAATTCAGCGCGGATCAAGTGAAACGCGCCTGGAGTCGTAAAGGAGATTAACAATATGGCTAATGAGTTTCAACGCAGTCAAGTTAGAGCGAAGAACAAGGCTATCCGAATTGACGGAGCCAACTTCACCAACGTCATTGAGTTTACGGCAAGCTCCAGCGGTGGCACAGTTAATACTGTTGCAACCGCTCCTGCTTCCTTGAACGTGACCCTTAACGGCACTTCTTACAGAATTGCCCTGCATACCTAATGTCACGCGCATTAGATAGATTCCAGGGTGAATATGGCTTTGTTGCCACTACCTCAACAGGTACGGCGCAAACTGGAGCCTTTTGGGCAATTCAAACTCTTGCTGATACCACGTTTAGTGCGCTAGGTGGAAACTATACTGGCACGCTAACTGGCACGACCATCCCTGCTGGACTCACCATTTATGGTGCGTTTGATGGGTATACTGTCGGTACTGGCAGGGTTCTTGCCTACAAGTCCGCTGCCTAAATCTTGTGATTCTTCCGCTTCGATTCAATAGATCGAGGCGGAAGAATTGCATTTAATTATATGCCACAACTTGGATTAGGATTAAGAGCGAATGTATCTGGCATCAGTTTTTATGATGGAGATGCTGCTGCGTATTTTAGTACAGCTGGAGTTACTGATGCCACGGCCAAGGCGCAGATCAATGCCTTTGTAAAGGGCGTAAAAGATTTGGGCTTGTGGTCGAGTATTGTTACTTGGCCGTTTCGCCAAGACCAAAATCCTAGTGCGGTAGTAACAGCATATTCTTTGGGTGGCCTAGGGACATTTAATGCAAGTTGCCAAGGTTCTCCAGCCCCAATATTAAGTGCTGATGGCCTAGCGTTTAATGGAACAAGTAATTTTTATTCAACATCTTTTAACTCTGCTGGGGTTAATTCTTTTTGCTGTTTTGCTGGAACCTGCCCAACTGTAGGAGGTTTAAGTGGGAATATGTTTGGCGCAAGCAATTCAAGCGCACAAAACATTTTTTGGTTAAATCCTAAAACTGGGTTTGGTGGGGAATTTAGATTTAGCGGATCAAACGCAACTCGGCCTGAAAACACTCTGACAAATAACCATTTTTGGCTATCAAGAGGAGTTAGCTCGTCTCCGACAAGAGTCTATATAGATGGATCTCTTTCGGCGACAGCGGGAGGTTCCTCTACAACGCCATCTCCATTAACCTTATCTACTGGCCTACAAATTGGAAGGCAAGCTGCAGGGTTTGGCGGTGTTTTGGCCTTCGCTATGGTTGGCATAGTAGATATCTCGTCTCCGTCCAATTTGTATAATTTATACAAAACCACCCTCGGCCAAGGCTTGAGCCTACCCTAATGCCCATCCTCTTCATCGCTCTCTTGCTGTGTTCCTGCTCCCCAAAGCACGAAGACAACAACGCCCTCCCACGCTACAGCGACATGGGTGCAGCTTCTGACGCAGGCCAAGTTAAGCCATGAGCGAAGACCAAGTTTGGAACATAGAATTGAAGCTCGCCAGGATGGAAGAACGTCAGGTTCAGCTTTATTCGATGGTCGAGAGGTCACTTGCAAACTACGCAGACATTGCTAATAAGGTTAATGCGCTGGAGCATCTAAGGACTAAGATACTAGCCCTCTCTGGCGTTATTGGCCTTATATGTTCAATGGCTTGGGACGTAATCAAAAATAGGAACAACTAGGAGAAAATATGCCGAATTTTACAGCAGGAACCAGCTTTGGTGCAAACGACACAGTAACCAATACGAAGCTTAACGCTTTGATTGCGGATGCTACGATTAACCCTGAGTGCGCATTAAGCATTAATAACGGAACGATTGGTACTCTTTCATGCACCAGAGGAACCATTGGAGCGTTTAATAGCACTACTGGAACTGTTGCTACGCTCAATACTACTACTGGATCTGTCCAAACATTAAGTGCTGGAACATTGGCAACTGACCTTACTGGTGGGACGTACTCTGGATTAATCAATTCGAGTACTGGCACGTTCTCTGGATTAATCAATTCTAGTACTGGCACTTATTCTGGACTAATCAATTCTTCAACTGGCACTTATTCTGGATCAATTGGAACAGCAAGAAGTTTGACCGCTGGAACAATTCAGACGCTAACGGCTAGTACACTAACTGGAACACTTACTGGTGGGACGTATTCTGGATTAATTAATTCAAGTACTGGAACATATTCTGGATTAATAAACTCAACAACTGGTACATTTTCTGGATCATTGGGAACTTCATGCAATTTTACCGCTGGAACAATTAACAGATTAACATCTTCAAGCAATGCAACAATATCTGGAATTACAGTAGGAACAGGTAGTAATAGCGGTTCTTTAAATACTGCCGTAGGAGCAGGATCTGTTCTTGGAAGTGGTACTGGAGGGTTTAATTCCGGATATGGATATGGAGCATTAGCATCAAGCACATCTGGAGTAGCAAATTGCGCTTTTGGATATAGAGCATTATTTTCAAATACAACAGGTGGAAGTTGCGTTGCGATAGGAGCTGCATCATTAGATTCAAATACAACATCAAACTTCAATACCGCAATTGGAAATTCTTCATTATATTTAAATAGTTCTGGAACAGGCGCAAATACAGCAATTGGTTACCAGTCTATGTATATAGCTACTGGAAATAATAATTCATCTGCGCTTGGTGCAAACTCAACAGTTACTGGATCAAACCAAGTTCAGCTTGGAGATTCTGCTACCACAACTTATGCATATGGAGCAGTTCAAAATAGATCAGATATTCGAGATAAAGCTGATATAAGGGATACACAACTCGGACTTGAATTTATAAAAGAATTGCGACCTGTTGATTTTAAATGGGACATGCGAGAGTATTACAGGCCAGAGTTCAATAAAGATGCCTCTCCAGACGTATATAAACTTTCAAATATTACTCACGATGGAAGCAAGAAGCGAAATCGATATCATCACGGCTTGATTGCACAAGAGATTAAGGAAGTTATCGATAAGAATGGGATCGACTTTGGCGGATTCCAGGACCACAAAATAAGTGGTGGCGATGATGTTCTAAGCATTGGATACAGCGAGTTAATCGCACCAATGATTAAAGCCATCCAACAACTTTCTGCCAAGGTAGACAGTCTAGAAGCGCAACTGGCCAGCAAATGACGATCACCGAAATCGCTCAGTTTGCAGGCGAGAAGATCGGTAAGACCGATGCTGATACTATCACGTTTTTGCAAAAGTCAGCAGCCCTAAACTATCGGCGCGTTTGGAACTTTGCTCCTTGGCGTGAGACTGTTACCAATTCGACGTATGGGATTACGGATGTTGCGCAAATTGTTATTTCTGGAGCAGGAACTCCAACTTCAAATGGAACTTATTCAAGAACATCTTTTGGAACAAATACATTCAATTCAACAAGTGGAAATGGAAACTCTATAAATTATTTTGCTGGCACATGGTTTCTTTATGATGCAAGTCAAGATTTGGATACATACAGAAATAGTTTAAGCACATCAACAAGTTTTGATATATGGTATCAACAAGACGGAAACTTGCCTCCACCCAATTCAGCGGTAACTCTCAGCAGGACTGTTACATTAGGCACAAACGTAGAGACACCTCTTTCCGTTGCCTGGGGGGATAACGAACTTACACCAATGGATCTTGCCACAATTATATCGCAAGATGCAGACCTTCTTGACATTAGCAGAACTGGCACACCGCAGGCGTATTACTTCAAGGGGCGTAATTCTTCTGGCATTGCGGAAATTGATGTTTATCCAGGGCTAGACACTTCCAGCACGACCACTCTCAAAGTTATCGAGAAACTTCAATGCCTTACTCGCTCGAACTATGTTGTAGACTTTCCCCCAACCAGCAACGCCATTGGTGACGAACTTCGCCTTCCGCATGTCAGTCATGTCGTACTCGCATTGACGCATGCCGATGCCCTAGAGCGTGAGCGTCAGTATGGCAAGGCGCAGCTTGTTGTTCAGACTGCCAATACCGACCTAGCATCTATGGCGAATTACGAATTGAGCCAGGTTGGCGGAATGAAGCAGATCACCCCAACCTCTCTTGGCGAACTTGGTTTAGAAGAGATCATCTAAAGCCATGCCGTACTTCACGGATGCAACAGATGATGTACTGTCGGTAGCTGTCACGCCAAGCTTTGATGGTGGCCAGGTATCTGGCATTAGCCCCAATCTTATTGCGGATAACGCAGCCTCCGAGCTGCTGAACATGACCATTTCGCCCAATGGCAACCTTCAGACTCGCCAGGGCATTGAGACAGTTTCGACAAGCTTTTCTACGTCCAATACAATTCAAGGCATGTTCTATTTCGATACGCCAAACATTGAGACAATTATTCTTGCCACAAAAGGATCTCTTTATTCTTACAATACAGGTTCAAGCACGTTC